CTCTACCAAATTTGTCATAACCACAATCTACATCAAAGCCTGCTCCAGAAGCAATATTCCAGTTAGCATCAGAACCTGAATGTGCTGATGTAACCTTAGCTTGCTGAACCTGGAAGTTACGTCTTTGATATTGATGTCTTTGCTCTAAGAATTTAAATACAGGGTCGTCTGTAGGCACCTTAGATACGTTTGACAAATATGTGAAGAAAGGTGATTGTTGAGGAGCTAACTCGGCTACTCTTTCACCAAAGTTGAAAATTCGTCTATCAACATTGATGGAAGTACCCTGAATTGCTTCTCCTGGTGTCATGCTATATACATTTGCCATCTTAATCTCTCCTTAAATTAATTTCCAAATGGATTCTTTTTCTTGTAATTACCAATCATAGAATCCATCATCTTATCTTCCACACTTTTTGATGACTGCACATTAGCACCTGGCTGTACACCTATTGGCGTAGGTATACTTAATTTCTCCTGTCTTTGAGTCATTATGTTAGACTTTAATTGAGCTTCTGGCGTTACTTGTTGTACAACCTGCTGAGGAGCCTGTTGTTCTAAAGTTCCAGTGTTCAATTTATGTAATCTAACTAAATTATCTAAAGACAATGAATCTGGACTACTCATATTATTTATAAACTGATCTGCTTCTTGAGGACTAAATCCATAATCACTTTGCAACTGAGAAGAAACTTGTTGATTTCTAACAGCTACTCTTTGTTCAGCCTCTTGAAGTTGAAGTTGTCTAGTTTGTTTTTCTTCAATATCAGTCATATAGTTTGTTAAGTTTTCCATATACTGTTCCTGTTTAACTAGGTATTTACCTGAGTCACTTTCAGGATCAGCCAGTGCTTCAGAATGATCATAATCAGCAGGCTTACGAGGTTTAACAGGTCTTTCTATTTGAACTATTTCCTCTCTAGGCTCTTCTGCAGGTGTAGATGTTGTAGCTTTCATTAGCTCTGTAACTTGTGATTTCAATAAATCTACTTCAGCTGCACGTTTATCTGCTTGACTTTGCCAGTATTTATAACTGTCAGTATCACTCTTTGGATCTTCTGCACTTTGAACATCGGAAGGTTGACTTTCAACGGGTATTTCTGGCTCTGGTTCAGCCTTTGCAACAAACTGATCAGTATTTGATTGACCAAAAATGTCGTTAAAAATGTCTTCTTGTGTGGTAGGTTCAGTTGCAGTCTGACTTTCTACCTGTTGTTCTTGTGTATTGTCCATGTTTTTTTCTTCTTGCATATTTTCTCCTTACTCTAACTCTCCATCTCCTCAGGAAGTATATCGAAAACATTTTCTTGTTCCATGTTATCTACTTCCTCAGGTGCAACGGAGTTTATCAGACTTGATTTTGCATCGTTAAGTCTAGCTTTATATAAGCTAGCTGCCATATCAGCACGATTAGATATTTTATCTAAGTCCCCACTGAATTTTTCTACTTCTAAACGTTTCTTAGCATGCACTTCTTCACGTTCAGCAGTTTGAAGATCTCCACGAGTCTTCTTTAATTCTTCTTGCAACATCTGTATTTGTTGTGCCATTTGTTGCATTTGTCCAGAACGTTGCATTACTCCTTCTATATCTACAAGTTCTGTCTTCTTTAATACTTCTGTTTGATCTATTAATCCCATTTGGAACATTTGCATGTATGTATTTAATAGTGCCATTCTATTTGTAGGTAATGTAGAACCAGATACAACAACTAAATCATATCTTCCTACACCCACATCATGAAACTTAACTACTGTACCATCTTCCATTTCTTTAAATACATTAATCATTTCTTCTTTTTCTAAACCGTTAGGTTGTAAAAGACGAATAACTTTTTCTTCTGTATATATTTGTTGAATCAAAGGTATAGCAACTTTAGCACATTGATTTAAAAACTTCTCTATATCATCTCTTCTTGATTTAATTCTACGCTGACCAAATTCATCTACTACTAAAGTTCCTCTATATGTTGATGGTGCACTTTTACCACTACCCTGCATCAACTCAAAAATACCAAAGCCGTATTCTAAATCATATTTAGCATCAGCTTCATTCTTATACAGTTCATTTGGTAGTGGGACTGGGCCAGCAACAATCGGTGCACCTAGCTCAGCATCAAACTCAATAACGCTAGTACCAGCTTTACTCCATTCTTGTTCTATCTGATTAAGATCAGCAGAACCTCTTGGTATTAGTAATTTAACATTTGTACTAGTACTAGCATGAGCTATAATTAATGAACGTATTTTATTTATATATTCTTGTAAAGGTCTATATAATCTTACATCAGATTCTGGATATGGATTACGATGATGCACATTCATTAATGGAATAATAGGATAATCTTCTGTCGGTAACATTCTTTTGTATAATAAGTGATCTCCAACACTAACAACTAACTCAATACATGCTTTTTGTATTGCATTAGCATTTATTTGTTCCATACCAATTAATTCTTCTACAGAAACAGGTATCAGTGTGGTTGTACTGCCTGGTATACCATCTTCATCTTCTCTACCATTTACCCTCACTGGAGGTTTAGGTACAATTCTACCATCGGGACCTATCTCTGGGTCTGGTAGTTCAAAATGAAATACTCCACCTGTTTCTACTAATATGTCATAAAGTTGAGATACAGACTCATCTTCAAATACAATTACTTCTTCTCCTGTAATTTTTCTTACCTTAATATAACTTTTGCTTAAATATTTGCTATATTCTGATGGTGTAAACAAAAACTCTCTTTGAGAAAAAGGTTCATAAACATTATAATAAGGCATAATTGTTTTTGTATAACGTTCTGTATACTTTCTTTTATTGTGTATTGTAGTATCATCGTCACCAAAAAACATTTGCCCTTCTGTTGCTGCCAAATTTGTTACAGGATAATCATCATCATTGTCAGGTTCTGGATTTGCTTGCTCTATAATATCCATATAGTCAGGATATACTAACTCTGCATATTCATCTGTCATATACTTACATACTAAAATATGTGCAGCATCTCTAGCATATATATCTTTTGAGTTGGGATCTATATAAACATCTAAAGGATTAATTGATTTTAAACAAACTTCTCCTTTACCTAAGTCAGCTTGAGGATCTTGGAATACCTGCATAACTCCCATACCACCAACATAGTAATCATCTATAATTCTTTTTAATTCTTCGTCACCACTTGATGTTTGCCATATGTATTGAAATAAATCAGAAAATACTTTTGCAGTATCTCTGTCTGAATCTTCTCTAGCTGTTGCTCTAAATTGTGGTGAATTGTATGTAAGTAATGATTTAGCTGTTTCTACGATAGGATGAATACGATTTACTACGATTGGTGCTTGACCACGAGACTCTAATACTTCTTGTTCTTCGTTAGTCCACTGAGCTCCAGCTCTAAACTCTATAGACTCTTGAAACTTTTGAGCCCAAAGCTCTCTTGAGCTTTTATATTCTGTAAATACTTCTCTTGTTAATTCTACTTCTTCGGGGATAGTGTATGCATCTATTCGTCCATTGTCAAAACCAAAAACAGTTTTATTGTCTTTCTTGTTTTGCTTTCTTGTCTTCGATGTCTTGTTTTGTATTGTCTTTGGCAACTTTTACCTCAATGTATCCCTCTGGAATTTTTACTTGCAAATTAGATAAAATATCCTTAAGATCTAGCGTATATTTATCTTTGTCGTAATCCATTTAAATTTTATCAGTAATTTAATATAAGTTGTATTGACTTGTCAAGTCTTTTCTACAAAGTTTTCCAACTTTTTCTAGGACCTAATAAATAAGTATCTTCTTCCGTGTATACACTTTCAGCTGTATGTGCAGGTCTATAACAGTTTTTATTAGCATAATAGAACCCATCTAATAAATCATCATGCTTTCCTCTAGGGTAAAGAGTCAGCTCATCTACCAAAGCCTGCATTTCTTTTTTTATAAATACTTTCTTATTAGCAAATATAGGTTGCAAACTCTCTAATCTATAAGATTTTCTAGTTCTAGGATTCTCTTTAATCTCTAAGCCTGGTATAAACATACCCATTTCTTCTGCTTTCTCTTTAATGTATTGACGTAACATTTCCTGATAACCAACAGATTCTATCCTAGTCTTAGAACTTTTGTAAGTTTTGAAATTATGTATGATGGCATCAGCTAAATCTAAGGGAGTTGCTCTCTTTCTGTAATACGGGAGTACCCAACGATTATTATCACCATCAATAGCAATATTAAATATAACACTATAGTCTGCTCCTTTCTTAGTACTAGATGCGGGATCGACACCAGTAAACACGTTTACAGGTCTAATCTCATCAACTTTCTCACCATTAATGTTCGTAAGTATGAGATTCGACAATCCCTGTTCATCTTGTTCTATATATCCGTCATAATAAGAAATATCTTCTGCACGAAACAAATTATCTTCATCTCCTACAATTTGACATAGATATTCTCTATAAAACACAGATAATCTGTTAATACTATCTAATTCTTCTTTCTTTTCTTTTAATTTATCTATGGGCCACACTTCAGGCCATAAGGCTTCACCAGTCTCTAAGTCAGGACTAAACTGTAAATTTTTCCAACCCTTCATATCTTTTAACGTTTCAACCATACATCTTTCATGTTGAGGAGTACCAATAACACATATCCTCCCACGGAGTGGGTCCAAGGATGGAACACCAGATTGCAGCAACCAACGTAAATTATATTCCATTGCTTCTGAAGTCTTTGTATTAACCTCGTCCTCTGGATCATCCAGTATAAGTAAAGTCGGTCTTTGATTTCCATGCTTGATTCCTCTTATTTGCTGTCCTGTACCTTTACATATGATAATGCTTCCGTCTTTAAGTTCTATCTCTGTATTTGTCCACTTTCTTGCAGATTGCTGTCCCCAGTATCCAAAAAAGTATCTAAACTCTTGAGAGTAGTCTAATACATCTTTTATAGTTCCCATCAACTTTGTAGCATGCGATTGTGTTCTAGATACAAGTACAATTACTTTTACACCTTTATCCATCATCAAATGCCATAAAGGATATACACCTGCAACGATAGAAGACTTAGCGTGTCCACGTGGTGCAATAATATTAATTTGTTTATGATCACTTCTTAGTTCTTTTACAATATCATAGTGAAACCCTGGTGAGTTCTCACTAAACATATTGGGCATAACCATACGACCAAACAACAACATATCTTGTTGCATCTCTAATAATATTTTCTTTTTATCCATTAATCTTTTATAACTAAGGTAAGTTTAAAATCTTCTGCTACCTGTGTAAGCACAGCTAAAAACTCTATCATATCTATTTTCTTACCTTCTAACTTAATCGTTTTCTTCATCTAACATTCTCGTTTGTGTTGCTTTTAACTTTTTAGTTTGTTTATCGTACGTATCAGCTATTTGATGAGACATATCCATTTCTATAGATTCTGTAACCTGTTTATTCTTAGGCTGCATATCTAAAAATACAGATAACTCCTTAGCTGCACGTATCATATTAGCTGCATCTTCTTTTACTTTAGCTACATCTACTGCGTCTTTCATCACATCTAGTACGTAACCTTCGTCAATTTCTTTCTCAACTAGTATTTCTTTTAGCTTATCAGCCATAATTTTCTTAACCTCTTTAGTTTTTAGTAGTTTCTTTACAGCAAGTCCTGGATTTTTTTGATCAGGCCTGTATATTCTACCTATTTTCTCCATATCTGGTGTTTGACCTGCCATTTTATAGGCTAAGAACGCATCTATTGCTAAATCTGCCCTATCTCTAGTAGATTCTAACTCTGCATACGTCTTTGTAGACACATTACTGTAGTTTTTACTGTAATAGTGGGGCTCAAACTCTAATTTACCAGTCTT